AGATGATAATACTGGTGGTAATATAGATTGGGTAGTTAGGTCTGGATTTTCTTCACCAGGAGGACCAATATATGGTGATGCAACAGCACCAACATCAGCAACAACTCAAATAGATAATGTGTTTACTTCTGCTGCACCAACGGCACAAAATACAGAAAAATGGTATGACGCTGAAATTGATGTTAGTGACATGGTTTCAAGAAGAGAAGATGGACATCCAGATACATTATTTGTGACGATTCAAAGAACTGCTGGTGATTCGCATGGTGGTGATGTTGCATTAATTGCTATCAATGCTCATTACACTAAATGGTGTGATGGTGGACATGTCTAGTTATATCAATGACTTACACGGATTAATAATATGAAGAAAATGTGGTATGCCCATTTGTATTAAAATTTGGTGATAAATATTATTGTAAAATACAGGATTTGAAGCCTAAAGTTTGTAGAGAATTTAAACCAGGAGCAGAACATTCAGTCAACTATTGTGACTGCCGAGCGAAATAATATAATATTTAAAATATATAAATACTTTTTACAGGAGAATAATTATGGACATGAATAATAATGATATAGATTTTGCAAATAATTTTTTGGATGAGGAAGCTAAAATCGTTGAGCCTGAAATAGAGGTAGATGATAACGAAGAGATTCTTGACGAAAAAAAGAAAAAGAAGAAAAAGAAACCTAAAAAGAAAGCCAGTACTAAAAAGAAATACAATTCTGGTTTTAAAACATTTTATGGTGGTGGCTGGTATACCAACAATGGTGATGGTGATACTGATGGTGGTTATGGAGATGGTGAATAATGTTTATTGAAATACCTATGGGTGATTGTCGTTTAGAGTTTTATGATTGTGATGGAACTGTTGACTCTGATAGTACTGATATTGTTAGAGATTGGCAATGGAGATTATTAACTCCATATGTTGATAGCAAGAAAAATAAAATCTGTTGAAATACCAGATTTAACATATAACATGAATAGACCATTTATGTTGAAAGTTGAAGTTTATGATTGTTATGAGACTATTTTTGAATCACATCCTATAAAAATTGAAGGTAATTCTGAGATTGTTATGGGACACACAAAAATAAAATTTTATACCAATGATGGTAACTATTTTAAAGTTGGTGGGGATGACTATGTTCGTTCTTATATGTGGCAAGTTGAAGGGAGCGTTAACCCATTAATGGTTAGAAAAATTTCATTCCCTATATTAACACATGATAGTAAAGATTCGTTGAAAATAAAGTTTGAGATAGAGATGACACACGGAGAGTTTAATGGTGTATAAATGTGATTTTCCTGGTTGTGAATACACAACAAAATACAGGAGTCAGATAAATGACCATCATATAATACCAGTTGAACATAATGGTTCGGATTTAAGTCATAACAGGATATTTTTATGTCCAAATTGTCATTCGAAAATATTTATAGAAGGTGTGTCGTCTGGAATACATAAAATAAATGCTGATAATTCTATAAAACTTGTTGGTTGGTGTATGTCAACAAAAGGAAAGATTTTAGAATATATAGATAGTAATGGAGAATTACAATATTCGGGGTAAATAATGAAAACTATAGAAAGATACATATTAAATGAGTTGCAATATGGTACTGGTCATGACTTAGATTTAGCAAAAGATAAGATTAATGTAAAACCAGTCGAAAAAGACCACAACAAACAACGTATTGATATAACGGTTAAGGATACTAATAGCAATTATAATGATGGTAAGGTTGGTTTGTCTACTGAATTCATCTCTAAATTGCTTAGATATATTGATAGTGTGTTTCCTTCACAAACAGAATTAAGTGACAAGGCTGGTTCTGAGTTAAGATTACACATAAAGGTTGGTGATGGCTCTGAGTTAAAACGAGCTAAAAATAAAGTAAGGGATGTTGTGTTTAAAGAGAAAATGAAATTAATTGATAGATTAGAAAAAAGATTAATGAAAGTATTAGTGGAACCAAAATAATGAGTCAAAGAGAAGAGCTTGATAATATAATAACATATATTGTTATGAAAAAATTAGTTATGCCAATTGTGCGTAGTGATTCTTATAGATTGGGATTAGTAAATAGTACTGGTCGTGTAGTACGACAACCAAGAACTGAACGTGAGCGTAGTGCATTGACGGTATTAGATAAATTCGTATTTAAGTTAAAAAGGCTATTGGGTGCTAAACTTAATAATCTTAATAATTTTTTATATTTAACAGCGTTATCTAATGATTTTTACCGAAAACTTATGGTAAAGGGAAGTGTGGTTAACCGGGCTGAACTTATCCGAATAAGAAAAGACATCGATAAAATATTAGAACAATAAATCGGGGGATATTATATATGTCTTATAATAAGTATTTAAAAGATTTTGAGCATGAATTGAATGAAAAAGTAGAAGCATTTAAAAGTGATATCGTTAATTCAAAAGAATTTGTAAATGCTTTTGTTGATTTAACAGAGTATAAACCAGAAAAAAGAAATGAATTGTTCGAAAACATTATGGAAAATATTGATTTTGCATGTAAAGAACTATTAAAAACAGAGGATTAGATTATGGCTGTAGAGACACCAGAACAGAGTACAAAAGATAGTAAACATAAATCATTAATAATGAAAAAAGGAATTATCCAAAATCAAATAGATGCCATGGAGATGAAAAAGAGAAATCTACAAAATCAAATGGATAACATCGATAAACAATTAGATGATTTTGATGGTGATAAAGAGACCGTTGAAGAATCTGAGGGTGGGGATGGTGCAATGACAACTGCTACTATTGGTATAGCGACACCAACAAGCCCAGGAACATTCAAACCAAAAATTGGCACTACATTTAAACGTAAGCCAAAAAAAGATGATGACGATGATAAGAAAAAAAAGAAAAATAAAAAGAAATTGAACGAAAGTACAATTTCTGCATTACGATATACAGAAACACTATTTAATAGGGATTAAACATTATGGGTATGGGCGATTTTTTTGATTTGAATAATTATGCCAAATATTTTAGAGTAGGTAGATTTAGCGAAGATTTACGACAAAAAGAGGCAACGTACAATAGTCAAGGTTTAAGTCAAGAACAGCTTGATTTGGGTCAGAGACAAGTAAACAGCTCTAATTACAATTATTATGGGAGTGGAGGTGCATACGAAGGTGGTATGTCATCTGTTAATATACAATTTGAGCAATATTTTGCTAATAAAGCTCAACGAATATCTACATATAGAGCAATGTCATACTATCCAGAAATATCTGATGCATTAGATATTATATGTGATGACGCTATATGTGAACATGTCGATGGAACAATAGTAAATCTTGAGTTTAAAGAAGAATTACCTGAATATATCGAAGAGACAATAAGGCAAGAATGGGATTATATTGTCAATGATGTGTTTTCATTCAAAGAGAATGCGTGGGTATTATTTAGAAAATGGTTAGTTGATAGTGAATTATATATCGAATTAGTTTTAAATAACGAAGGTGATAATATAATTGATATTAAGAGACTTCCTCCACACACAATGGTTCCTATATATAGAGAGAATAATATTGATGGGTTTGTACAATCAATACAACCGGTGCGTGTTAATTCTAATGACCATTATATGGGTAATGAAGTTGATGATGTTACGTTTGATAAAGACCAAATAGTATATGTCAATTATGGTGATACTGGTCGTAACAAATATGATACAAGAGGATTTCTTGAATCATCAATAAGAATATATAACCAATTAAAACATCTTGAAGATGCTGTTGTTATTTATAGAATAGTAAGAGCACCAGAAAGACGTATTTGGAATGTTAATGTTGGTAGAATGCCAAAAACAAAGGCTGAAGAATATTTACGAGGAATGGTAGATAGATACCGTAAGAAATTTAAATATGATAGTTCAACGGGAGCTATGGATTCTGCTCAAAATGTTCAAGCAATGGTCGAAGATTATTGGTTTCCTGTAAACGAAGGTGGTCAAGGAACAACAGTTGAAACATTAGCTGGTGGTCAAACACTCGGTGAAATGGATGATGTTAATTATTTCTTAAATAAATTATACAAAAATTTAAAACTTCCTTCATCTCGTTGGGGTGGTGACGAAACTAATATGTATAGTACTGGTAAATCGGGGGAAGTAACTCGTGAAGAAATCAAATTTTCAAGATTTGTTGAGCGTTTACAAAAAAGATTTAAATATATTTTATTGGATGCATTCATAACACAATTAAGATTAAAAGGAATTGATTCAAAATATATAGATTATTCACTATATAATGTAACATTCACTGAAACAAATATATTTAAAAAATATAAAGAATTAGAAATATTAAATGAACAGTTTGCATTATTGGGTTCTATAGAAGCATATATTTACAAACCAGAAGAAAACGAAAATGGTTATTTTGACCCAGAGTTCGTACTACGTAAATGGTTTATGATGAATGATGCTGATTATGACCTTAATAAAAAACTTCTTGATAGACGTAAAGAAGCTAATGCAAAACTACGTGACGAGATGGGACCACAAGAAGGCGAAGAAGGCTTTGGTGGTGAAGAAGGTGGAGCACCAGTTACTGGAGGTGGTGGATTTGGTGGTGGAGACCTCGGTGGTGGAGCTGCTGGATTTGGTGAAGAACCTGGGGTTGAAGAACCTGGAGTGGAAGGTGATGATGATTTAGGTGAATTTGAAGGTGCTGCTGGATTTGGTGATTTGGGTGGAAACGAATCAAAAAAATACACAACACGGGATGGTGATAGTAGACAACATTCATTCCTTATAAATGAATTTATTAATATCAATGATGATAAAAAAAGTAATATCAATGATATAAATTCTACAGTTTTGGGCAACCAAACTGAGTTCAAAATGGACAATACAAAAAAATCTGTTGTTATGAGTGAGTTTATAGATATGGATAAGGCATTAATTAATAATAAGATTAAAATTAAAAAAGAAAATACATAAATAATAGTATGAGAATAAATTAACAGGAGGAAATTAATGGCTGTTATAACAAAAATAATGGATGGTGATTGGGTAGGTCTTAAAAAATACGTTAGTGTGAGAACACAACAGTTAATACAAAAACGTGTAGATGAGAAAAAAATAGACATACTTTCAGGAATCAACAAAGTTAATAGAGAAAGCATGAAAAAAATACTTAACAAAAAAGGTCAATAAAAAAGGGGTTGCAATATGAAGCTACTTACTGAATATGTTGATTTCAACATGGTTGAAGTATTAAAAGAAGATGTGGAAATCAATGGTAAAAAATCAAAGAACTATTTCTTAAAGGGACCGTTTTTAGAATCGGAAACTAAAAATAGAAATGGTAGAAGATATATGAACAAGACTCTTGTTCGTGAAGTAAAAGAATTTTATGAAAATAAAATATCAAACAGACGTTCATTGGGTGAACTCGACCATCCACCAGACCCAACTGTAAATCTTGAGAATGTTAGTCATATGATTACACAACTTGAGATGAAAGGTAATATTGGTTATGGTGTGGCAAGATTGTTACACACTCCAATGGGACTAATTGCTAAAACTTTGGTTGATGAAGGCGTAAGTCTTGGGATGTCAACAAGAGGTGTTGGTACATTAGATGGTGATTTAGTAAAAGATGATTACAAATTAATCACAATTGATATTGTAGCAGACCCATCAGCTCCATCGGCTTTTGTTGAAGGTGTTCTTGAAAATAAAGAATATATCATAAAAGGTAACGAAATTGTTGAAACTGCTGTAAATAATTTACAAAAAAATGTTGACAAAGGATGTAATAAATATACTGATAAAGACGTATCAACACACCTTTTAGACCATTTAACAACTTTTATCAACGAAATAAAAAGTAAATCGTAGGTAAAAAAGTTTTAATTTTTAAAAAGAAAAATAATAAATACTTATAAAGATAATTTAGGAGGATAGAACATGTCTAAAGGAATTACAGATAAAATTAGAGAATTACTCACTGCAGAAGACCTTGCGGTATTCGAAGGTGCTGTAGAATCTATGGTATCAGAACGAGTGGACAAAAAAGTTAAAGGTATGGTAGCTCTTATCGAAGATGAATTAAAGAAAGAGTACGACACTGTATCAGAAAACTATGTTAAAGAAGAAGTTGGTAAAAGACTACTTAAAGAAAAAACAGCATTAATGGAAACTTATGATAATAAATTAGGAAGTTTAGAAGGTAAAATAGTATCAAGATTGGATGCCTTTCTTGAAGCAACAATTATTGATAAAATTCCTGATGACTCTATCGAACAAGTTGCAATCAATGAATCATTGCTACCATTAATCACTAATTTAAAAGAAACATTTGCGAATCATTATGTTGAAATTGATTCTAACGCAGATAAAGCAATTAAAACTTTGAAATCTGAATTAGGTAGTACTAAAAAAGATTTAAAAGAAGCATATGAAAAAGGTATGATTCTTGAAGAACGAATTGAAAAATCAGCAGTATTTCTTTTGATGTCAGAAAAAACACATGGATTGACTAATACTCATAAAAAACGTGTTATTGAAATGTTCAAAGATAAGAAATTTGATGAAGTAGAAGGTAAGATTGATGATTACATCAATTTGATTAAAGAAAACAAAAAAACTACTGTATCAGAAACAAAAAAACCATCATCTAAAATTAAAGTAGATGATTCAATCGATACTGAACCAGTAATGGCTCCAGAACACGATGACGGTTTAGTGTTAGAAAATGAAATTTCTGATTTAGCTAATGACTATCTTGGATAACCAAAAAAGAAAAATATATAGAAATAATAATAATTTAGGAGGATAAATTATGTCAGGTAACAAAAGAGCATTAATAGAAAAGTGGGAAGGCGTTAAAGGTGCAATGTCTATTAAAAGCATTGAAGACGTTAACGTAAAAGAAAACCTTGCTCAACTTTTAGAAAACCAAGCTACTAAAGATTGGAACGGTGGACAATTGTTCATGGAAGCATCTGATGGTACAACAAACACAACAAATTTAGATAGTGCAAATGCTAACTGGAGATTTAAACCTGTCGCTCTCGCATTAATGCGTAGAACATTCCCTGACCTCTTTGCAAATAAAGTGGTTGGTGTACAAGCGATGAAAGTGCCAATTGGCTTGTCATATGCGTTAAGATTTACATATGATAAAACTGGTGTTGGTGCTGGAACATATGCTGATGAAGCAGCATGGGACAGAGTTCCTGAATATGCTGGTTATACTGGTGTTCCTGGAACATCTGCAGCATTGTACACAACAGACCCTGCAAATGCTACGCAATTAAGTGCAACATTTGACGGAGTAGTATTATCTGCTGGTCCTGGTGCTGGTGGTATCTATGATACAACTGGAACAGGTTTTAACACAAGTGCTGGTGAAGCAGTTCAAATCTCAGATGGACAATCTTGGACAGCCACATCAACATCTGGTACTACAAC